AGTTCCTTGACTGCTTCTAGCTCAGCATCCGACAGCATCTCGGTGAGTGCGTCGATAGTCAGGCCATTCTTCTGCAGCTCTTGCTTACCCTTCTTATCAGGACCAAGACGGAAGAACGGCACGCCTGGGCGGAACAATGTCAGCCCAAGCTTGTTGGTGATGTGGCCAGCTAGCTGCGCGCCAATGCTTGTGAAGTCATTGGTGATCGCAGTAGTCTCATGCGGCAATCCCAGCGGCAGGCAGATATGCGGTAGTGTCAGGGTGGATAGTCGTTCCACCCGTGACATCAGCGCATTCTTGTCTGTCTGCATCTGCGTCCAATACTGCGCAGCGTTCATAGCTTGGCCCCGGGTGAGTACCCTGCCGTATCGAACCCAAACTGCTTGCGCTTCTTGGCGCGGGTTGCAGTGGCAGTTTCCGTGGGCTTCTCGGCAAGCTGCACATCTGCATCTTCCAGGGGATTGTCCGCTAGGTCTGCTGCCTTGCGCTCTGCTGCAGCACGCAGGGTAAGGTTAGCCTGCTCTGACGCGGCGGCCTCGGCCTGGGCCAGTAGATCAATCTGTTGTCTACGGGCAGCGGCAGTCTGGGCAGCAGTGGCATCGGCAATCTTCTTGCGTTGCGCAACGTCCTTCTTGACCTTTTGCTTGGTGACAAAGGTAGTAACGCCACTAAAGTCCCATTTCTGCAGCATGCCGCCAATACCCGTACTCTCTTTCAGGTAGCCCATGCTACTCTCCTTTGTAGAACTGAGTCCCAGCCGGGACGAACCCGGCACTTAGGTATACCGGCGCCATAAGACCTCGTTGTGCGTCACCAGTTATGACAGCCACACAACCATGCTGTTCACGCAGGGTGTCTAACAAGGGTACCACGTCGGATACTGGGTTGCCTACTGCCGTGCGGAATCGGATAACCAGTTCCTCGAATAGCATAGGCTCGTCTGAGTACCACATAGTACCGACTGAGAACAAAATAGCGAAGTCCCCAACTACCTCAAGGTTGCAGTCAAGGTATGCTTGCCTAATATGTTCGCTGGCCTTGGTAAAATTAGCGTACTTCATCTGGGGCGCCACGCTAGTTTCATATAGGCGTTGTACTGCTTGCAGTATGAGAACTAGGTCGGAATACTTTGCGATCATATAACCCACCCTTGCCGTATACGTTCCAGCACCATCTGCACACCAAGAAGAACACCTGCTTCCAATTCACTCTTAGGAACGCAGGGCTTAGGAAGTTCCTTGGCTAGCGCATCAAACACATTCTGTTCAATGCGTACCTTAGTTACCTCACACACGTTCTTGGATAACTTATCCTTTAGCTGTAAGGAGTACGCGTACTCTCGTTCATTACGGCCCTGCAGATTATGCACATCTGTTTCCAATACCCGTACCTTTTCTAGTAGGGCTGCGTACTCTTTATTACTCAGTATCTTCATCTCATCCTCTTAAGGTTTGGCGTATCGCTGGCGCTCTGCCGATCAGATAGATCAGCCATCAGGTAAAGAAGTATGGTGATTCTAGAACTTGGTTGATGTCCAGGCTTCCCTTAGCTGGGGGCTGTTCTAGGAATGGATACCTTGCACAGAACTCTGCTATTGGATCATGCTCGGTGTACATCTTCACGAACTCTTGTCGGATGAAGTGATACAACTTGTTGGCATTGGCGGCGTGTGTCCCATAGTCGTCATGGATCATGGCGAGGTCTGTGATACCGGCGTCTGCGCAGCGTGCAGTAGTTAGGTGTAGGTGAGCAGCGTCACAGCTATGAACGAAGTTCGGAGCTAGGCCATTCTTATGCTTTGGGATATCGGGATCGTCAATCTCGGTCCAGACTCTGATCTTGCATGGGCCATGCAGGTGAGTGCGGATACGGTGGACTTCAATATCGTAATAGGATTGGAGGGCAGGGAAACCAGAAGGGCTTATCCATTTGACCACTCGGTCTGGATCATCGGCGGTTTGTCTAATAATGGTCCCGGCTGACTTGTGCAGCCAATCCATGGCCAGCCTGCCTTTAACTACCACGTCCCCGATAGCAGGCCATGCATGATCCATCAGCACGCGGGCCGCTGCGTTGTATTGCTTGCGGTCCAGGGTACTGATCTTACCCTCGGAAAGATAATCCGTTACAACGTAGTCCTGGGCTGACCTGCGGGTAACTCCGTAGGGTGTAGTCATCACAGCACGCTTTACAACCGACCGGTTGATTCCATGCTCGATCCACATGCGCTTCAGCTCAGTCTCTTCCTCGGTATCGTAGTTGTGCTTGCTCAGTCGCTGGAATGCCTTGATGGCTACTTGCCCGTAGATGTCCTGCATCTTATCGGAGGGTACGAGATTTGTGGCCCTACCGCCTATCTCGTCGCGAAATAACGCACTAAGGTTTTGTAAGCCGTTGCATGACCCATCCATTGACACAGCGACTCGCGATTCAAATGTCTTGGGACTATAATACCACTCCTGGTACTCCATCACCCAGGCCATGAACTGCATGGGACAGTCAGCGTCCTCCCACCCTCGGTTATTGATTGGGTCTTCTGCGAAGGACATTATAAGGTCATGCCGGTCACGCACCCACTGGAAGCGTTCCGTCAGGGTGGCCTTGTCGTATCCCCACTTGTTGGCGCCCTGCACATGGAACCACATCACTGCGTCCTCTGTGTCCAGGGTCATGCCGCGACTGAAGTGGATCAGCGCCTTCTGTAGGTCACCGCCTTGTGGGTTCAGCCCGTAGGTCATCGGATAGAACCTGCCTCGACTGTCTGCGAAGTACACGAAGTAGATCGCCGAATTGTGGCGGAACATCTCAGCGGCGCGGGTGGCTGCATAGAACCTACCGAACTTGGTTGCATCCAACTTACGCTTGGTGTACCATGCACTACACTCCCGCTTCCAGGCCACGAAGTCCCGGCGCTTATCCTCAGGCCACTGATCCTTGGGGATAGCTGCGTACTCACCTGTCGCCAGGAAGGCGGGTGGCAGGGGCTTGGGCGCATCTGACGTAGACAATACCTCGCCAACGCTATGCGTCTTCGCCACTTCCAGTGCGAGGTCTAGAATCTTGGTGTTCACCTTCCATGCTGTGCGCTGCAGTGTGTTGGCTGCCCTGAGCACAACAGGCATGTCTGCCTTACGGAACCAGTCCGACCGGCACAGACGATGGCGAACCAGGGTAGGATTCATTCGGCGTAGCTCAGGAGTGTGGAACCCCCCGTTGTCCGGGGTAGTCCAGTCCAGCGGCGGTTCTACACAGGGGCCGTACACTGGCATGGTCAGTGATGTGAAGTGCTTTACTTCCTCAATGCGCGCCACAACCTCCGGGGTCATGCTGACTTGGCGCTGCTCTTGCTTTCCCTTGGCGTAGATCGGGGCTTCGATGGACACAAGGCCCACATCCTCCAGCAGCCCAAGCATGAACATGCCTACCTGATCCCTGGCACCAACGCCCCAGTCTGGGAGGTACAGACCACGGTTGCGGGCCTGTAGCTTGAGTACCGTTACTCGATGCTTCTCGTCCTTGGACATGCGCCTACCGAAGTCACGGGACAGGGTATAGTATAGGTCCGGATACAGCTCGGAGAAGGCCGCTAGGATTAGCTCGTTGTGGATAGTGGTGCCGATTGCCATAGCCACATCACGGTGCTTTCCGATGCCACCCGCCTGCATGATGGCATTGATTGCCATGCGGACGGATAATGCGGCCACTGCCTCAAGATCAAGGTCAGCTAACAATAGCGTGTGTGCGTGCCTCTTGCCTGCTTCCTTGCCCTTGCATGCAGCCAACACCTTCTGGTATGTCGGGATCACGAACTCGTCCATGATTTCCCTGGCATACGTGTTGGTGATGGCCCGCCCCTTATCCTCAGCAGCGTTCATCATTGTCTCTGCACGGCGGATACCGCCAAGGTGCATAATACGTTCGCACTCAACCTGGGTGAGGATAGGGGAGGTCATCAGTAGTCAGCCTTTAGTTTGTCGTCGCGCACCCCATCGAACCGGGGCTCTCGCATGTTGCCTGCACTTGTCAGACCCATGCACTTGACTCGAATGATCTTGCCCACGAACTGCTCGGGGGCTGCTTGTTGCTCATGGTTCAGGCCAGTGGCAACCTTGTGAGTAGTGCCGTTCTTCCATCGGAAGATCAGGGCCACAGTAGCCCGGCCAGTCTTGGCGCCGACATCCTTCTCGAATCCCACGACTTCCACATCATAGTCTTGCAGGGGCTTGAGCTTGATTATGTCACCCTTACTGCGACCGGGTTCCCATGGTGCGTTAGGGTTACGCAGGATTGCGCCGTCACACCCGCCTTGTGCTTGCAGATCGCGCGCCACTTCCCACGCCTCTTCCCATCCTCGGAATAAGACTGTCGATATGCGTGGTAGGTCTGCCATGCGGCGGCCGTAGTCCATGTGCTTCTCTCCGATGCGGCATGCATCGAACAGTTTGAACTGCAGATGCGGCTGGGCATAACCACGCCGGAAAGCGCCACTAATCTCCTGGAACTCCATGCGCGGGTGCCACACTTCGCCGCAGTATTCTCCTGGGCCGTGTTTCATCAGGTCAGTGGCAATATGATCGCAGGACTCTACCGGCTTGCCGCTCGCTGACAGAACCTTGCCTGTCATGGTATTGACATACAACGCGCACCCGTCGTACTTGGGTTGCAGCCACCAGCCAGTGGGGTCCAGTGCCTTCTTGGCTTTCGCAGATAGATTCTCGTAATCCACTGCCTTCGGGATTGTGTAGTCAGAAGCCATATGCGTCCTCGTTAGCGATCAGACATCTGGTAACCACGGACTGGATATCCATGAACCCAAGTGGCGGGCTGGCAAGCCATGCTTCCTGCAGCCTGGAGTAGAAGTCTGCCTTCTTCTCGTCTGACCACTTGGCAAGTTGCACTGCACGCTGCAGCACATCGAACACCAGATCGTCGTAGGGCTGCTCTTTAGCCTTGCGTTGGAACTCTGCCTGGAAGATGAGGCTCAGGCTCATAGCCTGCCGGTGATATGGAATGTGTCTCATTATTCGTATACCTCGTCGAATCCCCAGGGCAAGTTGCTCATTGCTGCAGCGCGGCCCTTACGATACCCGTCACGCTCAGCCGCATCAACAACATGCCTTATCTCTACCTCTTCTTCAACAGATAGATCGAACATAAGGAACTGTTCTCCCGTGAACTTGTCACGCTGCAGCGGCTTATTTCCAAAGTTCTCCATCAGCGCCTTGGCTAGCTGGTACGTCATTGATTGGCGTACTTCCCGCAGCATGGCGTCTGGACTAACTCCATCACGCAGCATCCACCGAGGGACAACTTCTTTAATTGCGTATCTCATGTAGCGTCCTTGTGGTGCGGGCACTCTGTGTGCTCTTTAAATAGATCGTCCGGGGCATCGTGTATACCGCACACCCTGGTGCACTTGCGGCATGACGGCACAATCAGTGGTTGGCTAGCATCTACCTTGCTGCCCTCCAACTGGATCAGCAAGTCAATGCAGTGCTTAGCCTTCTCCAGATCACGGATACCGTTCTTGTTGCGCCAGCGTGATAGGTACTTGATGGCATTACCTTCAAGGAAACCCAACCCGTTGGCGTGCACGTACTCAACGGGTTGGATCTTCATTGCCTTGTAATGGTTGCCATCCACCTGAACGTCAAGTGGATTGCTCATGGACTACTGCGCTACAAGTAGCGACTTCCTCTTCTTGATTGAGTTGATGGTGTATCGAGAACGGGACCACGCGCCGCAGTTGTCCGCTGCACAGTGATACCGCTTGTACTGGCCTGTCTGAGTGTAGGCATAGCCTTCCTCATGGACATCATCTGACCCACAGATTGGACACCGGATGGTGTTGTCTTCCGTGGTGTATGCATTGACATTGACCGCACCCTGTACCCAGGGCCTGAGCCGCATGTACACCTGTTCCATGCTGATTACATCCGGGATGTTGTACTTCTTCATGGACTTCCACGCCTTGGGGTTGCCCGCCATGCATTGCTTCCAAAGCTCGAAGCCAGGGAAGTCAGTGTGGGCATCCTTCTTGATGGTGGATAGGTAAGTGCTGAGCCACTCCAGCTTGTTGCTGGTGAATGCGGCTACCTGCTTGGCGTATAGCAGGGTGTCTTCGATCTTGACTGGGCTATGCGGACGGTACCCCGCTAGGATAAAGCGTGCCCGAATCTTCTTGGCGTCGAATCGTTTGCCGTTGTGGGCGATGAGCACATCGTACTCATCCATGATCTCATAGAGGCGCTGCAGGACAGCAGAGTCATCTCGGGGATCTTCCCGGTCTGACGTGTCCATGTACTCTATGGTGTTCTTGGCACCACCCAGGGGCTTGAAGCAGAACGAGATAATCGCCCACTCATGTTCGATCTGGTTTAGGCCAATGTTCTGTTGCCACAGGCCCCACGTGTTACCTACAATAGGCGCAGTCTCGATATCAACTAGCCCTATCTTTGGCCCGTCACCTCCCTGCTGCCCGCGCTTTGCGCGCCTTGGCATTTCGTTGGATTCGTCGCTCATCTTCTGTCCTGTAGGTTGGGTGCAGTTCCTCATGCTGCGGGGTCTCATGCTTCTGCATGTACCGCGCTGCACCAGCGAGGAAGGCGGCCATGTTGGGTATACCGAAGCGGGCTTGTGCCCTCTCGATTTGCCCTAGGCCGGAGTTACATGAACGACAGATAGCATCGCGCATGAAGCCCGTGCGGTGATCGTGGTCTGCGCAGGGGGATTTGATAGGTGCGCTACACAGAGCACACCGGCCACCGTTGGCCTTGATGCGTGCATCCCGCCATGCGGGTATTTCGCTAACCTTGAGTCTTTTCATCGTCGTTCTATAAGGGTTCTAACCCGCACCCAACTTTCACCCGCTTGTGCATCTCAGCCGCAAGCTGTGGCCAGTCTTCCCGCAGGCTCATGCAGTGCAGCGGGTGCCCTGCCACCGCCACGTCCAGCACGTCCAGGCCGGGGCGAATCCACAGCAGGATACCTTGCTCCAGCATGTTCAGGCAAGCGTCATACGCGGTACCGTAGCACGTCATGTACAGGTGCAGCGCCCAGGTTGCAGCCGCCCGGTCGTTGGTGATGCTGTCCAGCTCGGCCAGTACTGCCGCCTTGTCTCCCACCTTGATCACCTTGAGCTGCCCCTTGTTCGGGCCGGACTTGGTGATGCTGCCGTCGGTGTAGAATGGCAGGCCAGGGATGTTGTCCGCCTGATCCCCGTGCATCATCTGACGCCAGAACCACTGGCGCCCGAATACCTTGCCGTTGTGCTCCGCCTTCCACGTACCTGGGGCACAGTAGAACATGGACCAGTCATCCCAGTTCAGGTGCCATGCACACACCATGCGCATGTCCTTGTCTTGGGTGTTGACCACGGTACATTCCGGCCCAAAGTCCTTGGCGTAGATGGCAAAGCAATCGTCTGCCTCCAAGTACCGCTCGGTGTGGATGTCCACCGTACCGGCACCCGGCACTTCCAACTGTGTGGCAGACAGGATCTGACGCAGGTACACCCAGTTGGTGGGTCGCCTGTCGCTGCTGCGCTGGCCTTGGTAGGGCTTGACGCGGGCAATGAAGAAGCGATCACCCTTTGGGCTACCTGAGCCAGTCATCAGGATGATAACACGTTCCGCTGCTGATGTGGCCTTAGCCTGCCGAATGCGCTCGAACAGGTTGCGGCGTGCTTGCCCGATGTCGGTGTCATCGCTACCTGCACAGCAGTAAGCAAGACCGTCACCATCCATAAGCAAGACACGCCCAGGGATGACTGCCGAAGCAGCCAACCCCTGAGGGCTATCAGCACCGGCCTTAGCGCCTAGTGCTGCGAAGTCCATGTCAAAATGCCGAGATGCGTTCGCCAAGAATCTCGGAGTATTCTGTCATGCAAGAGTGCTGACTTACAAGGCGCTCCTTTTCGTCCTCTGGCAGCGCATTAAATACAGAGCTGCTGTCAATGAATTCTCGCAGTTTGGCGCGCTTACTGTCAAGCTCTGATTGTTCGTCTACTACTCGTTGTTGGTGCAGTTGCATGGCATTCTCGATATTAGTAAGGGATGTCATTCAGGGCGTCATCGGCTCGGCCCTTGCCCGCCTTCGGGGATGCTGTTTGCCGGGCCTGCGTGGTGCCTTCCGGCGCCTCCCCGTCCTCGTCGCCGCCCAGGTCAGGGCGCTCGGCATCCGGCACGTCCAGGCGCTCGCCAGCGTTCGCCAGCAGGGCATGGATCGGGCTGCCGTTGAAGTTCATGGCAGACTTGATCGCGTTCTGGAACTCGTTCTTGGACTTGGCCGGCGCGGTGACTTCGCCCTTGTCGTTCTTGCGCTCGGGGTACTCACCCTCGATGAAGATGCTGGCCCATTGTTCCATGTCAGCAAGTTGCCACACAAACGCCTTGTATGGCGTGAGTGCGGGGTCCACCTTGAGTTCCTTGTATTCACCAGTCGGACCACTGTCGGGGTCCACGACCTCGTAGCGCGGGGGCTCAATGGTCCAGGCACCAGTCGTCTTATCGAACAGTTCCGCAGACACCCGCTCCTCGCCGGTCTTGGTCTTGTACTTTCGGTGCACGATGCGACCCTTGTACGGCGTACCGAGCAAGGCCACCGCATGCTGGGCCTTGCCTGCATGGTTCAGGATGTTGAACAGCTTGAAGTACCGGGCCTTGTCGGACTGGCTCAGGTTGTCACGGACCGTGATGATCAAGGGAATCTTGCTGCCGTCATCCGACACAATGGCGGGATGCTTGGGGCCGCTGACCTCGAACTGAAGGACAACCTTGTTGTTCTTCTTGGCCTTGCCCTGCCACTCGCCGGCATGCTGGCCGAGTTCAACGTAACTGATAAGGCGTAGACGGCAGGGGCCTTCTGCAGGAGGGGTGTAGTCACCGCCGGCTTGGACCTTGGTCTGATCGAGGCCGGCTGCAGCGGCTGCTTGTGCGAGTTTGGTGAAGTCAACCATGTGTTGGTTCCTAGTTGGTTGCAAAGGACGGTACATAACCGCCCATCAGGCACTCACGAATCTCCTTGCGGTAGACTGCTGCGAGTTCTTTGATACCGGGGATCTTCTCTTCCTCTTTCATAGAGGCGCCCCAGGTAGTGTCCGAAGGAACGGGGACTGGGATATCCCAGTCGAACCACCATTCCATGAAATCGCTTGCTGATTCCATGCAGGCATGGAGCAGGGCTGCGGCTTGCAGCTTCACACTGTTGTGTGCGTCAGCGTAGTTGGCATCGTGGACTTGGTTCACTAGCAGGGCAAGGTGATTGAAGTTGCGGTACTTGTAGAACATGCGGATGCATATGTACATCGCAGCCTTAGCCCACTCCCCTCCCTCACCCTGAGACACATAGTTCTTTATCTCAGTGGGAGAGAAAGATTGGAAGATCCCACGGCGAACGAGGTACTCTGGAGATGGGGACTCCACATACGAGTACAGCTTTCCGTCAGGAGTTCGTATTGTAGATCGGCCAAGATTGCACAGCACACCCGGGATGTCAGGGTGTGGTATAGCCTTACCCATAGGGCGGCGCTTCGCTTTGATCTCGGCAGTGAGCCCATCGTAGTACTCCCCGATCTCTGGGTAGCGTGCATCATCAGCAGCCCGGAACGCTGCGACTTCATCAATCGCCATCCCATTGTCTGCTGCAATCTTTGCATCACCTGCGCCGTATGCCGCCGCGAAGGAATACATCTTGGCGCCTGTACGCTTGTAGTCCCACTCTTCAGAATACTTGTCACCCTTGCACAGTGCGTATACTTCTTCATACGGTAGCCCTTCCTTGTTGGCAAGGCGCAGGCAGTGCATATCCAGGCCCGCCTTGAGGTCTTCAATCAGTTGCCGGCACTGTGTGAGGATAGCCTGCACGTAGATTTCCAGGGCAGTGAAGTCCGACTGGATGATCACACCATCGTCACCAAAGCGTGACTTGAAGATCAGCTTCAACTTGGAGTGGTTGCCCTTAGGCAGGTTCTGCAGGTTTGGGTTGCTAGACGACAGTCGGCCAGTTACTGTACTAGTGTGGTTGATGGAGTGATGGATAATACCATCCTCACCAACCAACGTAAGCATGCCCTTCTCTTCACCCTTGTCATTCGTGGTGATGAAGTACGTGCCGAGGTCTTTGACTGCCTTCTGCAGCTTTGCTAGGGCCTTGACGAATGGGATGCCACGCGTGACAAGCTCGTCAATCACCTCCTCGGCAACTGACCACACTCCCTTCTCGGCTGACTCCCATGCCTTCTTCGGCGCAGTCATGCGAGGGAATGTGTATGGTACCTTGCACTTTCGGGTCTTGGGCCGTGATGTGTCAGGTACCTTGACCGTCTTGGTCTTGACCTCACCCATACGCTTGCCACTAGAGAAGCGCAGCACCGCGATACCAAAGCGCTGGGCGTCGTCTTGCGACACGATCCCTGGTGCTATTTCCAGTTCCTTGACTGTCTGCTTCTGCAGATCATTGGTCAGGAACTCAGGGTTCGGGTACACCCCCACCACATCCTTCTGTGGGAATGTCAACGGCCTCTGGAACTCCTTGACGCTAGAGTCCCAGTCGTGTACTTCCGTGCCGGTGCCGTCAGCGTGGACGTACTCCACACCATCGTAGTACACAGTACCGCCAAAGATCAGCGCGCTCTTGTGGATGCGGCTGCCCCAGTTGAACGAGAATGGCAGGTCCGCTGGGAGGTACTGATTCATGGAAGCACGAAGCTCCACAATCAGGTCTTCCAGTTCCCTCGCTAGCACCACACCCAGGGGCTTGTCGACATACAGGCCGTTGCGTTCCATCTCGATGGAGCACAACAGGGAGCCCATGTTGAGCAGGATGGACTTTAGCTGGCCGCACTCCCTGGCGCGGGCCATCTGCGCAAGAGCAATGCGCTCTGTGTTCTCCACATCACCAAGCTGATACTCCCCGCGCTCATCCTTACCACCGCATAGGTAGCGTGTGAGTAGGGCTGGCTCGATGTCTGGAGTGTCAACGCCTGCGGCCCATAATGCCTTGACCTCATCGACCTTGACATTACCTCCGTAACGAGGGGCAACCTCGTCCAAGGATAGCATCTGGTTCGGCTGATCCATACCGCACAGCAGGTACTCGGCAAGCTGGCAATCCCATATGCGGCCACCATCAGCGACATACTGCATCCATGCCTCAAGATTGTCAGCATCCTGCAAAGCATGTAGTAAGTCAAATTTGATATTGAACCCAGCAAGAATGCTAGTACCATCGAGGACAGGCCGAAGCCAGCCGCTAGGTGGCCGTTGACGGCCAAAGCGATGTTCTTCAACAGGTGTCTCCCTGCCCTTGAAGGCGTGAGTCACGACCCAGTTGTCCGCGCAGAATGGGCTACCCTTACGCTTGAACTTGGTCTTGATCGTTGTCTCGGTATCCCATGTACGCAGTGTCACGGAGTGGTGCCTCCTTTAAGTGTTACCCATACAGTGACGCACGGGATCAGGCCATGCGCCTGATCCCGTGGGCGGCTTCTATGACGCGAACGAGCAATTGCAGGTAGTACGTTGGCTCGGCGACCTCGTAAGGTCCGCGATCACGCACCAGACCCATTGGCCTTGGTATGCCGATCGTTCGGATCGCGGCAAGGATCTGCTCATCCGTCAGCGGCACCAGTGCAGGCGCCCCGGGTGCGGCAGCCGCCCAACAGATCGGTCGAGGCGAGCCACAAGGGCTCGCCGGTTAGTGGTCCGCAGAGTCCGCGCGCCCTTGTGGCCGCCTCACCTCTGCGTTAGCCGTCATTTCCGGCGCCGCAGCACGGCCCACAGAATCATGGCAGCAATGGCGCCGCCTGCTGGCACGGCCAGCAGTGTCAGCAGCGCCGAGAGATCACCTTCGCTCATAGCAGGCACGCGCCGCCCCCGTTGGTTAGAACTCGTCTGCAAGCTTCATTGGGCTCGGCAGGCGCCACGGGTGCGGCACCAATCTCCTGCTCTGCTTCGGCATAGAAGCGTGACCGTGGCGTATTGAATGCAGTCGGCACTGGAAATGGCCACGCTGCAGCGGGGTTAAACAGCGTACCGAATGCTGTGTCCTCGAACTGCGGCTGCCCATGCGCAAGATACTGCACCACTTCCTCTTGGCTGGTGCACACTTTGTCCGCGAAGTTGTACATTACATCGAAGCGCTCTGGCTCCTTGTCCATGTAGATCACAGTCTTCTTGCCAATGCCCTTGCAGTACCCAAGTTCCAAGTGCGCGCTCTTGCCAGCAGGCATCACCATAACAGCGATGTCACACGCATCCAGGTGCTTCTTGTCGAAGGCGAATACATGCTGGGCAGCGAAGCCAGCCAGCGCTCCGGCAAAGGTACTGCCCTTGGCGCGCTCATACTTCTGCCAGTAGTCGTCCGCTTCTGGGCCAGCAGCGTACCAGTCGTCGAAGACCTCATGTCCCAGCCCGCGCAGCATCTCAGCTACTTGCGGTATAGCGGGGTTCCGCAATGAACCAATGACGTATACCTTGCTCACGTTACCATTCTCCCATGATGATGTCGTGGATGCTGGTGCGGTTACGTTTCTCGATCACACCGTCATCCTGATGGAGCAAGAAGCACACCTGCGCAGCCTTGACCCAATTGTTGAAGAACAGTTGGTTGTTGGTCACAAGTAAGTTAACCACAACCCCATCCACTTCCTTCTTCAGGGATTGGAATCGGGGATCACCCTTGCTACCACTGCCGTCGAATGCCCACCCCGTGAGTGCGTCCCAGGGAATTAGAGGGAAGGTCGGCACCAGCAGCAGCACATCAACGTCGTTGGTAAGCTTATCCTCGATGTACGTGCTGCCTACTAGCGCCTGCCCAGTAATCGGATGCTCGGGCAGCGCACTGTTCCACTCCGTAATAGCGGCGCGGGTTGCTAGGGATTCCTTACTCATTGCTTAACCTCCAGCCAAACCACATTGCCCTTGCCGTGCCACTGCCGGCGCTCGTCCGCGGTGCAAGGCACACCCTTGCAGTCCTCTGCAAAGAAGGCACACTGTTCGCCGTCAGCGGACTCGCACTGTACATGCGCGCCCTTACTAGGTGATGTATGGTACTCCACTCCCTCGCGCTCTGCGGAATCCGCATGCATCAGGATGAAGTTCTCTCGTGTGATCTTGGTAGTCATTCGAGGTACCCGTTAAGGCGTAGGTTGGTGATAAGTGATTGCCGAACTGCATACGCGCCACGCCAGCTCGGGATGCTACTGCACACATTGATAGGAACGTACTCCTTAAGCACATTGTCGATCACTTTGATCATGCGCTCCTCCTTCTCCCGCGCAATCTGCGCGTCACGCTGCTCCTGCAGCAGTGCCTGCTCGGCACGCGCCCATACCTCGCTAGGATGTAGTTCAAACCCGGTGCTGTCGTCAGTCCACACAAGCTCGACTGGCGCCGTCTCTCCTTCCGGGATACCATACACCCGGTTGTCAGCATAGCTGTATTCGATTCGATTGAATATCATGTCAGCCCTCTATTTCAACGTAACGCCCACGGTCACCATCGAAGATGACCTCCTGCATGGGGCTACTGGAAACACCCGTCCTAACTCGCTTATTCTTGGTGCAGCCCATGTAACGGGACTTGGCCAGCACCGGGTCATTGACCGTGCCAATGGTGATAATGACATCAGCGGCACCTTGCTTGCCCGTGTTTCGCAGGGCGATGTAGTCAGCATGGCAGTACCGGCTGTCCCCGTCAACCGTGATGCCGACGTACTCACCCACGCCCAGCGCCTCGACCTGCATCACATCCTCCTTCTGCCCGCAGACGTGCACTTTCCGAGCCAGAAGGCACGGCAGGCGGTCGGTCGGTGCGAACGTGACAGAGTAGCTGGCGTTTGCCTGCTTGCTCTTTGTACTGGTGCGGTATCCCAGCGAGCGGGCGACTTCGGCGATGTCATTGACCAAGGCGGTGCGCTTCTCAGACATGCTGATGACGCTGCTGCCGTGATCGACTGTGCCGTCGCTGTCCATTAGTCCTGCCAGCAAGGCGAGCCGCTGCTGTACGCTAGCCGTCTTGTAGATCAAGGGGATGTGCTTGTTGTTTCGTACACCCATGGCGTCGAGCCAGTCTCGCGGTCCGAAGTACACATCGGAGCAGTTGCTTTCCTGCTTGTACTTGTGGCGGTAGGTGGGTAGCCCTTCAAGGTAGGCAAGAACCTCTGTATCGCCCGAGGTAATACGGCACTCACGCTGCGCCCCATCGCCAAGCCACAACCCGAACAGGTAGGGGTCCATCGGGAGGAGCCGCTCTGCATACGGGATGCGGCAGCGGACTGCGGTGAGTCGCTGCTGGTAGCTCGGGTGAGACATGAAGTCTCGAAGGCTCATGTCCCGCACGTCCCCCTTGTGCAGGCCCGCTGTTACCTTTGCTGTCGGGTTCTGCACCACGAGGTTGTGGCTCTCGTTGCAGTCGAAGTACCATCCCTTGCCCGACACCCGGAACATAGGCTCAACGCCCCGCCCAGTGCCAATGACGTTGCGGGGTGTGCCATCGACGCCCATGACCTGCTCACCGATTTGGATACTGTCAATTCGCTTGACAGTACCGTCTGCCATGCGGACTGGGGTGTCCGGGGAGAAGCACTTGCTATCCTTGAGCATTCCCAGGCCAGGATACTGCAGGCCGTCGCCCTCCCCGCTAATCTGGGATGTAGCCATGACACCACAGTCATACTTGACTCCCATCATCCGAGCCCACTGATACATGGCTTCGAGTAACTGGTCAGTACGCTGGCCGTTGTTGTTCACTTCACCGCCGAACTTGATGTTGTCCACCATATCGAACAAAACCAGTGCTGGTTTGTACAAACGAAGCAGGTCTTCTACTTCATTGCTCCACATCCCGTGAATATCGAAGATACGAAGGGCGCCAGCCCTACCACCCAAGGCAGTAGCGTAACGTTCGCGCACAGCAGAACGATACTTAGCCACCATATCAGGATTGGATGCGGGTGTCTTACCCAACTGAGCCAGCTCTTCGATCGTAGCATTGAGTGCTGCCTGAAAGTTACGGACTACAATGTTGCGGCCTGGTCCCTCGTTGTTGAACCATAGTATACTGCGTGTCTCACCGGGGAAGATGAGATCCACCTGTGCCGCCATGTGGGTAAGTTCGGCAGCACAGAATGTGGTCTTCCCTTTGTCAGGACGCGCAGCAACAACCACGAAATCACCCCGCCTAATCGGTTTGATATGTCGATTGAGACAAGGGAGGCGCCATGAGAAGCCCACATCGTTGGCTTCGGCTTCCAGTAGATCCTCGATAGGGTCAAGGACTTGTGGGTTCTTGATCTTGCGATCAACCGTGGTGTCGAATGTCTCGACAACTGTTTGCACTTGAGCACGGAGGTCAATCTCTTCCCCTGCGTTGAACTTGGTTACAAGGTCCGCAAGGTCATACGCCGCTGCCGCCCCTGCGAGACGAACCATGAGGCCCTTCTCGATCCCAGGGTCGATGACCTCCGAACAGATTTGCTTGAACAGGGCCTCGTATACAGACACAGACTCGGGTTTAAGGTCCGGGTGACATGACTTGAACATTAGTAGGAACGCGCTGGAATGTATTTCCTCAGCGTCCTCGAACTCCCGGAAGAAGCGCCCATAATCAGCCAGTATGATCTGGGTTCGCGCATCCAGTGCCCTTGTGGGGACAGCCTTAGATAGCCGTTCATACCGATTCCTTGTGCGTAGAAACGCTAGCGTTGTGATATCTAGTGACACACATAGTCCTTTAACTCTGCAAGATGCAGCAACTTGGGATCTTTAGGCATGACAATGTTCTTGCAGGGTACATTGTACGCACGAAGTTGCCTCATTATTGTATCTGCACCCCTCTGCCCAGGCGGGTCAGGATCGAGGCACACCTGTACAGTGCAGCCCCGCTTCAATAGGGTGGCTAACTGGTGATCTGTTATACGGGTGCCAAGCAGACACCACCCCTCTCCACCCGCCATCCCGATCTTGATGGCAGAGAGTAAGTCCTCAGTAAGACTTGGGGTGTGGTACTGGCCCCAGCGCGCGATTAGTTTCGCGGGCTTTGGGGTAGGCCCCAGATACTTGGGTGTCCTGCCCTTCTGGTAGGCCCTTGCTTGGTAGAACATGGACCCACTTCCGTCGGCACACAGGACAGGTATAATCACGCGATCCGATGGTGCATGCCAGTATAGTTGGAGCACACCCGCATCTGCTCGTGATAGCCCTGCTTTGTATATCCATAGCTTCGCCTCCGAAGGCCAGTTGTCTAAGTTGTACTCACGCGGGCCGGGCAAAAGGAAGGGCGCGGCAGGCAGGGTAGTGTCACCCTCGCGCTGCCGCTTGATCCTCTCTACCTTCTCTGCCAGGGATTCCGCAGGGGCAGGCACCCACCCCTTGTCGTTGCATCTGAAGCACCACGCATGCCACCCGCTTTCGTCACGGGAAGCATACAAGGGGGAGCCCTCGCCACAGTCATGGGATATCCTGCGGCGCTGCCCTATCTCTAGTGCCTCTGCTCTAGGAAACCATGACTCCTGCGAGAGCATGGTCAGACTTCTTTGGAGAGACCTCGGAAGCTGGTGATGGGATGCACCTGGGTGTACGAGTTGCACATACGCAGGGCATACGCGCCAGGAACTTCGTGATCGGCGGGCTTGAAATCCACACCGTCGAAGAAGGCATACCGCCGCACGCTTGACATGGCCGTGACTGCAATGCCATTGACTTCATAGACGCCGGGTTGGAACGGGCGGAATGTATCCGAAGGGAACCATTCACCGGGAACGATAGGGAAGACCTTTACTTCTTGGTGAAGAGTCTGGGGATTAAGTACAGTCATGCTAACTCCAAGGTAGCGGTTGGGGGGACAGGAAAGCGCCCACATAGGCTGCGCCGTTTAAGCATCAGCAGGGAGTCGAACCACGCGCACCGGGAATCAAACCGGCCCGTGCAGGCGCTTTCCTGCCGCCCATGTAGGGTAGGCAGGCCCGCCCCGTTTCCGGGGCAGGAAGGGGCCATTCCGGCCCGGCGCGGGTGCTTAGGCTTCGAGGGCTTCCAGCACGGCCTCGTCGCCGGCAACCACGTCACCCTGGACAGGTGCGGGGTCACTGGCGAGGCGCAGAATCTTGCTCACGAACACACCGCGCACTTCGGCATCATATCCCTCGCCACTGATGATCTTGGCGATGGTACCGCCCTTCTCACCTTCAGCCGGGGCACGGATGCCAAGCACCTTGCCGGTATACTCTTGCACATTCTCGCCGCGACCGAACAGGTACACGACTTCATCACCGACCTGGGCAACGAAGTCCCCGGCGTCACCCTTCTCGATGAGTTCGGCAACCTTGGCTTGCAGGGTGGCGATGCGGGCGTTCAGGGCGGCGATCTTGGTAGCTGCAGACATGGGATTCCTTGGTAAGTTAGAGCAACATTGCTCGGGGAGTAGGCATAATGCCCACATGGCAGGGCACAACATGCCCTGGGTATGTGGAAACTAGCTGGCTTCCTTGGTGCCGCTGGCATAGGGATCCACACCCCGCACACACAGCACCACAACGCGGGCCTCTTTGGCCGTATCAGTGGAGAACACAGGCGCAGTCAGTGCCTCGGAGCGTGCGTCAGCACACGCCTGTGCAGTAGGGAAGGCCGCTATAGGTGTCTGCTGGACGGAGCCAAGGCCCACCATAGCAAACACGATCAGGAAGTAAAGGTCAAGCATAATTATCTCCCGTTATCCGTGGGCCACCACCACAGCCTGCACGCTGCAGCGCCAGCAAATGTTTCGAGCAGGCGGTCACCATCGGTACGCGCCTTGCGCACACCGGTAGGAAGATCCTCGTCCCTGATGATGTGAGACAGTGGAACGAAGGCCCCCTTGCCCGTCTGGGTGCTTATAGGGCTGGGGATCTTGTCTGATGAGGACAGGTGCGCCATTGCGCCTTCAGTCTCGGTATCGAAGCAAAGCTGCCCAGGCTTGCCTTCATCTCCCACATGCTTGTGGGGAGGGGTATGGAATGACATACTAACTCCTAAGGAATTTGCGGGGATTGAACACACCCCAGTTAAGGGCGCGGGGTCCGATTAGATATCCTTCCTTGGTGCTCTCATCGAACACAGCAATGCAGTCTTGCTTCAGCAGCTCGGCAAGCTGGTTGAAGGTTGACAGAGCAGCAGTGTAGTTGCATTGCACAACCAACACATACTCTGGTGTTGCCGCAGTGGGGCTGTGCACCTTAAGTGCCCATCCATCCGGCATTGTGCGCCAGGATAGCCACTCCACCACCTTGGCTACATTATGAGGCGCCGTAAGGTAGTTGGCGCCAAGTCCAATGTTCAGGATCATGGTTAACCTCGGGATTTGATCATTGCGTCTGCAATCTCCCACGCATCCCATACGACTGCACTCATCGCGGCTGACGTCATTGGCGCATAGTCCTGGGCTGGGTTTGCTAGGAACCCTTGCATAGCTCTCGCGGCAAAGTAGTCGCGCAATGTTAGGCCGGTATACGCCGCCATATCGCTGAAATGCTGCTGGCCCGCTTCCGGGTTGGGATAGGCCGGGCTTCCGTCGTTGTTCATGGTAGTGTCCAGAAGATTATTCCACCTAGTACTGCAAGCGGGGATACCGCAAGCACCGAGAATACCACAGGCCCCACCCCGTACATTACGTCAGGACCAAGAAGCACAGCCACGGAATGGATCATGCTGATTGTCCCTTCCAGTCAAAGGTAAAGTCTGCCATGTCGGACCTGGGTGTATCCGCCTCGTTGAAGCGGACCCAGAAGCAGTCCCCATCGAACATGCCCCCGGCATAGTTGCCCTGCCAGCCGTCCGGGAAACGCTTGAGTGCCTGCCGCACAGCTTCACGGTGCACAGCATCACCCTCGAATAGTTCGGGGACACTGATCACAAAGCGAACCTTGCCGGCAGCGGCGAACACAGCAACCCTGCGGTTACCATACACTGACACACCCGGCAGGACGCGGGTACGAATTGCTTGGAGTGCCATATCGGCTCCAGTAGTTAAGGGGTTGTGTGCCCATTATGCCATCGCCGCCCTCGGGTTCTCCAACAAGTGGGCATACCGGGCACTGCACGTCTGCATTAGATTAAGGTTATTGCGAGCACACAAGGGAACACACAGTCAGGTGGGGAACGGGTGCTACCCGCCTCTCGCATCAGAGCTGTTCTGTGTGTTCTCCTGTGTACTCCCCGCAATACCTGAACGACAGGTGAGCGGCACAGGGTCAGATAGTGCGGAGT